CACAGTTATTGCAGAATTCCAAAAAATCTATTAATAATGATTAGTAGGTCTTCGATGCCACAACAAATATCAAAAGCTGGAAAGAAAGCTTTAAAAAAGCATTCTAAGCACCATACAAAAAAACACATGTCTTCTATGAAGAAATCCATGAAAAAAGGTAAAAGTTTTAAACAGGCTCATAACAAGGCAATGAGAAAAGTAGGTAGATAATGGCAACGTCTGGAACTAACACCTTTAATTTAGACGTCGATCAAGTCATTGAAGAAGCATTTGAAAGATGCGGAATTAATTCTAGATCTGGTTATGATTTAAAAAGCGCAAGACGTTCACTTAATATTATGTTAGCTGAATGGGCTAACAGAGGTATTAATCTTTGGACAGTTGAGCTTCGTACAAAAACATTAACAGCAAGTACAAGTAGTTATACTTTAGATTCTGATCTTATTGATATATTAGAAGCTGTTTTATTTACAACAACTGATACAACAACTGATATAGAAGTTGATCGTATTAGTCGTGCGGAGTATTTAAATATATCTACTAAATCTTCAGAAGGCACACCAGTACAATATTTTTTACAACGAGGAGCTTCTACTCCAACATTGTATTTATATCCAACACCAGATGCGGCTCATACTTTTAAGTATTGGGGGCTAACTAAAATACAAGATGCTGGTAATTACGAAAATGAATTAGAAGTACCTACAAGATTTTTACCTTGTTTAACTTCTGGTTTGGCTTATTACACTTCTGTAAAAAAAGCACCAGAGAGAACACCTTTACTAAAACAATTGTATGAAGAAGAATGGCAACGTGCTTCTGAAGAAGATAGACCACGTTCCAGTTTCTTTGCTACACCAGAAAGAGGAGTTATCTAATGGCACATGCAGCAGGTAAATATGCAAAAGCAATATCTGATAGAAGTGGTATGGAGTTTCCTTACAATGAAATGGTAAAAGAATGGAATGGATCTTTAGTACATAAATCAGAATTTGAAGCTAAACATCCACAGCTAGAAAGACAACAACACAAACCAGATGCACAAAGTTTAAAAGATGCACGTCCCGCGCGCGTAGAACCTTTAACAGTTTTTGTTGGCGGTGCAGGATTTTTTGAATATAATAATAGCATGGAAATTTCTAGTAAAAAATCACCAATGGTTGGTTTAACCGTTGGCACAGTTACCGTGAGCACATCATAATGGCCGTTACATATTCAGAACTAACAACACAAATTTTAAATTATACTGAAGTAAGTACAGACGTATTATCTTCTACTATTACAAATGATTTTATAGAACACACAGAAAATAGAATATTTAGGGACATTGATCTAGACGTTTTTAAATCACATCAAACAGCCAATCTTGTAACAAGTAGTCCTTTCTTATCACTACCGGGCGGAACAACGCCTACACCAACATCACTTGGTACAGTTAGAACATTTCAAATTT